GGAAAAGCCAAGGAAAACGTAATGTCTGCAAACAAGGTATATGAACAGGCAAAAACTAATATGAATCTTGTAGGCAAAGAAATGCGTAATACTCGAAAAGAACTTGATAATCTTGATAAATCATATTCAAGAACATCAAATAGGGCTGAGGATAAGACAATACTAAAAGCTTTTGCTATACAGCAGATTTCACAGGAAGGACAAAAACTTGCGCTTAGTATTGGAACAGCGGCAGGAAACAGCCTGTTAGGAACAAATGGAGGAAATATTTTCGGGAATGCTTTAAGCAGCGCGGCTTCCTTGGGTTCTGCCGGTTTTGCTATAGGCGGTCCTACAGGTGCAGCTGTAGGTACAACTATAGGTGCCAGCATGGGTGCCATAAACGGCATTGTACAAAATCAACAGAAAAAAGATGATTATTTTAAAAGCTATGTGCAAAGTCAATACAATGATATTACAAATCAACTTAGTGAAGATGTAACAAATGGCTCAAGTATTGCTTCAAACAGAGAGCAAAATCTGTTAGTGTTTGAAAACAAACTTAAAGGAAATATAAAGGCGGCAGAGGAATTTAATAATGCTCTTATTGACATAGGGCGAACGCCGCCTTTTAGTTACGACTCAGCAGCTACATGGTCAAAAACACTACTTGCAAGAGGATACAACACTAAGGAAGTATTAAACAGAATAAACGGTTTTGCAGATATGGCGGCACAGCTTGGGCTTAATGACAGCGGAGTAAGCTCAATAATGAACATACTTGATAATGCCTCTGTAAGCGGTGAATTTACGTCAAGAAATTTACAAATGCTATATAAAAATTATGGCCTCAACGTTTATGAACCGCTTGAAAAAAAGTTTAATATGACGGGAAATGAACTTGCCGATGAAATAGACAAACTACCTGTTGATGATGTGGTTAACACTATATACAATTATATAGAAAACGGCTTTAAAGGAGCAAGCGCAAAGCTTGCAGACAGTTATGAAGGACTTAAAGGTCAGGCGGAAAGCTATGAAGAAGACCGTAATAATGCTTACGGAGAAGGTTATAATAGCAAAAAAGAAGAGGATTACCGAAACCAGATAGCATATGAAAAAGGAAATAATGCCTACAGGATAGAAAATGCGAATAAATATATAGGCCAATATCAGGCAAGTCTTGAAAATACAAAAAGTGCGCTTGAGCGTCAGCGAGAAGCACAAGTTATGGCAAGTAGTGAATATAAAAAGGCTGAAGCTGTAAATGACGGCGTGACAATGGGAAAACTTCTTGCCGAGGCAAAGGTTAAATCGCAAAATGATTATCTAAAAACTGACGGATATAATGCACTTGAAAAATCTGAAGAGGAACTGGTTGACAGTATTCAAAGAAGCTCAAAAGATACTTATGAGATAGCAGGTTATACGCTTGGACAAAAATTTACAGAAGGTATTTTAAATGCTATAAATGATTTTAAAGACTCGGAATCTGCAATATTGGCTATAGATAAAGAACAAGGGTATTTTACAGGTGGTACTGAAACGCAAAATGTGCAATCAACAGACAGTACCTATATTACACTTGAAGGGGCGAAAAGGAGGCAAACAAATAAAAAAGCCTTTGGTGTGCCTTATGTACCACGTGACAATGTTCCTTATATCCTTCATCAGGGCGAAAGAGTGCTGACAGCGTCAGAAAACAGGGAATATAAAAAAGGCGGTGATACAATAATAACAGGAAACAATTTTGTAATTCGCGAAGAAGCGGATATACCAAAAGTGGCCGCTGAGATAGTTCATCAAACGGAAATAGCCGCAGAAACAGCTATTAGGAAGTGACAAAGCTTGAATAAAGATAGGAATTTTGTATTTATAGATACTGAAACAAACGAAGAACTGGTTTTGCCTATTACGCCTGAAAGCTATGAAATTGACCATGGCGTTAATGTTGAAACGGTAAATCTTACTGAGCTTGGAGACTTAAACATTCCCGGGAAAAGATACATGATGACAATAAAAATAAGCTGTGTATTTCCGGCACAGGAATATAATTTTTTAAATGAGGGAGCAAATCTGCTACCTTATTTTTATGTAGAAAAGTTTGAAAAGTGGTGTGACAAAAACACTATACTGCGTTTTATTATAACAGATACAAACATAAATACCACATGTATTATAGGCTCTATAGATTTTACAGAAAACGACGGAACAAATGATGTATATGCTACGATAACGGTAAAACAATACAGAGTGCTGAAAACAGCATCAACGGCAAAATCAGCAAATTCTAAACAGACAAGACAGGATACGGACAGCACTCCTGCGGCCGAAAGTTACAAAATACAAAGCGGAGACACTCTAAGTTCGATTGCACGCAAAATGTACGGAGACTCAAGCCTTTATACTGCACTTGCAAAGTACAACGGAATATCAAATGCAAACCTTATATATCCGGGCACGGTGCTTAAAGTCCCTAATAAAAAGGAGCTGAGCTGATGCTAAAGGTATATTTAACTAACAGTGACGGTACATCTGATATATCTGATTTATGTACTGAAAAAACAATAAGCGGAGAATATAGCAGGTGTGTAAGAACATTTGAATTTGGACTGATATCAAATGCAAGTGATGAAAACATGCCTGTTGTAAATTGTCCTCTCGGAAGCGGAGTAATTGCTAAAGAAAACGACAAGACACTTTTTAATGGTTTCGTGTTTTCCCGTGACAGACTTACGGGAGACAGTGAGATTACTCTTACATGTTTTGACAGAGGAATATATCTGAACAGGAATGAAGCCATATATAAGTTTTCTAATCAGACACCGGAGGCGGCAACGGCAAGGATTGCAGCAGACTTCGGAATTTCTGTAGGCAGTCTTGCAAAAACAGGCGTAACTGTAAACAGAAAATTCGTGGGGAATTCCTTAAGCGATATTATTTATACAATGTACACTCTTGCATCTGAGCAGACAAAAAAGAGTTATGTCATCCGATTTGATGATAATAAGCTATGTGTAATAGAAAGAGGAGACACAAGCGTTCTTTACATTGACGGAAGTATAAACCTTATGCAGGCGGCAATTAATGAAAGTATTGAGAACATGGTTAATCAGGTTGTTATATATGATAAAAACGACAAATTACTCTCAACGCTTAAAAATGACGAATATATAAAGCTTTATGGGCTTATGCAGGAATACATAAAACAGGGAACTGACGATGTAAGCAAAAAGGCACAAAAAGAACTTGACGATAACGGCATAACTCGAAAAATCACTGTTCAGACTTTTGGAAACAGCTTATGTATAACAGGAAACGCAGTAACCGTAAAAGAGGAATACACCGGACTTGTAGGGCTTTTTCAAATAGATTCAGACACTCATACATGGAAAAAGGGGCAGTATTATAACAAACTGACGCTCAATTTTAAGAAGATTATGAACGAAAAAACATCAGGAAGTGGTAACAATGAATAATCCTTATGACAGGCTTTACGAAATGATGATAAATACTGCAAAAGCACAGGTGCCTCAAGGTTACCGTATTGGTATAGTTATATCCGAAAAAGAAGATACAATCAAAAAAGTGTCTGTAGGCAAAATGGAATATCAGAGCGGCGAAAATGAACTTATGATTATTGGTTCCTTCGATTTTGACAAAGGTGATGAACTGCTTTTAATACCTTTTGACAGTAACCAGCAGATGCTTATTATAGGGAAGGTGAACAGAATATGAGTACATTTCCTTTTATACAGCCGGAAGCTGAAGAAACATCCGAAATGGAACTTTATAAAGAAGTTAAATGGAATTTTGAAAATGACAGACCTGTATTTCGGCTTAAGGAACCTGTTATAGTTACAGGCAATGAAGCTGTGAAAACATGGGCATGGAATGCTCTAAATACTGCAAGAAAACGCTGGGATATATTTACATGGAACTACGGAAGTGATTTTGACGAACTTATAGGTCAAGCATACAGCAGTGATGTTAAGACATCCGAATGCAAGAGATACCTTAAAGAATGTCTACTTATTAATCCATACATAAGCAGTGTTGAAAACATAGAAGTAAATTTTGACAATAATGGATTGCTTATGATTTCCTGTACAGTGAAAACTATATACGGGGAGGCAAGTATAAATGTTTGAAGATATTACAGTTGAAAGTATAAAAGAAGATATACTTGGAAACATCAATGATTTTGACACAAGAGAAGGAAGTTTTGCGGATATTCTTATAGGCCCCGCTGCTTTGGAATTTTGGAAACTTATGCAAAGCATGAACTCAGTTATTCCAATAGCATTTGTTGATGAAACAAGCGGTGAATATATAGATAAGAGGGCCGCAGAATTTGGGCTTACAAGAAAAAGCGGAACATATGCAAAGGCAGAAGTGACCTTCAGCGGCTCGGACGGTGCTTTAATAAAAAGCGGCACTGTCATACTTGATACGGACAGTCGTGAATTTATATTACAGTCTGATGTAACAATAAACGGCACAACTGGAACCGGCAATGTTCAAGCGGCCGAAATAGGAAGCAAATACAATTCAGAAGCAGGGAGTATATGCAAAATGTATAAGGCCATAAGCGGCGTTACTTCTGTAACAAACGAGAGTGCGGCAGAGGGCGGAACAGATGATGAAACTGACAGCAGTTTTGTACAGAGACTTTATGAATATTGGCAAAAGCCGGCAACAAGTGGAAATGTATATCACTATAAACAGTGGGCTTTAAGCGTTGAAGGTGTTGGCGGTGCTAAAATATTTCCGCTTTGGAATGGAAATGGAACTGTAAAAGTAATAATCTGTGACAGCAATAAAGAACTGGCATCAGAAAGTATTATAAATGCGTGTGCTGCATACATAGAAGAAAATCGACCTATTGGGGCAGATGTAACAGTTGTAAGTGCCGTTGAAAAGAATATAGAAATTGCAATGACTTTGTTGCTTAACGGCTCAAAAACACTTGAGACTATAACAAGTGAGGTAAAAAACAGTATAGAAAGCTATATTAAAAGTATTGCATTTTCAGCAGATACGCTTCTTTATAACCGTATAGCGTATATCATTCTTGATAACACAGGAGTGACAGATTATAAAAGTCTGACTGTTAACGGACAAACGTCAAATATTGCAATAGCGGATAACGAAATAGCTATTCTGGGTACATGTGAGGTGAGTGGCAGTGAATAACTTAATTGAGTTTTTACCTGAGAGATACAGAAACATTACAGAAATACATGATTTTGAAGCAGCTTTGCAGATTATTACAGACATGGCAGCAAATGCAAGAGATGAGCTGCTTTTACAGCTTAATGTACAAACCGCCACATGGGGACTTGATTTATGGGAAAAACAATATGGTCTTGATACAGATGTAAACAAAGACTATAAATTTCGGCGGACACGACTAATGAGCCGTATGAGAGGCACAGGAACAACAACAGTTGAAATGATTAAAAATGTTGCGGAAAGCTTTATTAACGGCAATGTAAAAATCACAGAGCATAACAGTGAGTATTATTTTGATGTGGAAATGGTAGATAAAATAGGCATTCCTCCGAATTTTGATGATCTGAAAGCAGCCTTGGAAGAAATAAAGCCGGCGCATATTGCTATATGTTGGATTATCAAATACGTTACGCATAAGCAACTTTCAGCTTATACTCACGCCCAAATGATGGCTTATACAAATAAACAGTTACGAGAGGAAGTAATATCTTAAAAATAATTACTGAATATTAAAGAATTGGGAGGGAAGCCTCCTTTTTTTATTTAAAGAAAAAAGAAAAAAACAAAAAATAAAAAATCACCTATTATTTTTTTAAGGAGGTTTTTTATATGGATAGTTTTATAGCTTGGGTAGGCGGCAAAAGACTGCTCAGAAAAGAAATAGTGAACAGGTTCCCGGAAGTATTTTCAAGATATGTTGAAGTATTCGGAGGCGCCGGCTGGGTGCTTTTTCAAAAGCCGGAGTCAAAAAACGAAGTATATAACGACATAAACGGCGAACTTGTAAACTTGTTTAAGTGCATGAAATATCATCCGGAAGCAATCGAAAAAGAGCTTGAGTTTGTTTTAAATTCAAGGGAAATGTTTGAAAATTACAAGCGACAAAGCGAACTTGAAGGCCTTACAGACATACAGAGGGCATCAAGGTATTTATATCTTATAAAAAGCTCTTACGGCTCAAAAATGCAGTATTTTGGAGCATCTTACAGAAATGTAACAAATGTTAAAGCAATAAAGGACATTAAAAGCAGGCTTCAAAAAGTTGTAATTGAGCATAAATGCTTTGATGAGCTTATAGAAAGATATGACAGCGAAGGCACATTGTTTTACTGTGATCCGCCGTATCATAATACTGAGAAAATATATGATACCGGCAATTTTGTGTTTGACGAAAGTCAGCATGAAAAGCTCAGAGAACTTCTCGGAAATATTAGAGGCAAATTCATACTTTCTTACAACGATGATGAGTACATAAGAAAGCTATATGAAGGATTTAATATAGAAGAAATTGAAAGGTCAAATAATCTTGCACTAAGATACAACAAAAACAAGGTGTTTAAAGAATTGATAATAAGAAATTATTAATTTTTTTTGGACTAACAATAACTAAAATAGTTATATAATCACTAAAAATGAGAGTATATTATTATTTATGTTAGCATATTAAAAAAGAAGTGAGGTGCTAACGTGATAAAGATATACTTATCTACTATTTTAGGTGAATACCGGATTACACAGGCCGAACTTGCAAGAAAAACAAAAATAAGGCCAACAACAATTTGCGCAATTTATAATGAAACGATAGACAGAATAAATCTTGAACACCTAAGTAAAATCTGTGAAGCGCTTCATTGTGAGGTTGAGGACCTATTGCAGTATATTCCGGATGATGAATATTATAAAAATAAAGCAAGGCCGATTAAAAAGGCAAGGAAAAAGAAATAAATATAAGTATTTTAAAGAGCCAATTAAATGGTTCTTTTTTTTATGTTTTTAGGGAGGAATGCTTATGGATTCCATACGAAAAAGAGATTATAACTTATCCGAATACAACATATCTCGCTATGCTTACCGTGAACTTGAATACTTTTGCTTACAGTACAGAGAGAAAAAGCGAAGACTGAGTCACTTGCGTATTACAAATAGAGAATCATATGAAGGAGAAAAAACAATTCTTGAAAATGATATAAAAATGATAGAAACATCTGCCTATGAAGCTGATAACATACTGTGCCATTACATAATTAAAAATGTTGCGGATGGTATTGTATATGAACGTCAAAATGTTCCATGCGGCCGCCGTCAGTTCTATGAAATTCGGAGGCTGTTTTTCTTTAATTTATTTAAAAAAAGAAATTTAAGTAAGGAGAAAAAAATATGATTGATTACTTGTTTAACTGGATTTTCAAGGGGCAACTTGAACGCCTGATATATATTAAAGTGATTGGAGGAGAATACTTTGAGCATATTTGAATTTATTGCAGGCGTGATATTTAGCTCCGGTGCAGTCAGCAGTGTTGTTTTATGGCTTCTTAAAAGATATATCAATAAAAAGCTGACTGCGGCAGAGGAAGAAGCGACCGAAAGGCAAAAAATGAAACAAAAAAGAATGATGCTTGACTCAGAGCTTCACCATGCTCAGGGGAGAGTGCTTTTTTGGGTACATCACGCTATTGTGCACGGAGAACATAACGGAGAGCTTCAGGACAGCTTTGAACATTTGCAGGAAGTTGAATATAAAGAAAAAGAACTGGATAGGGAAATACTTTCGAGATTTGATAATGAATGAAGTACAGAAATGTATTAAAAACAAGCTAATAAAATAATGAATAACTGAGCATATGACATTTTTGATTAATAACTATTGCATTTAGTTGATAAGTAACCAGATATTAAAAATTTTGTTGAAATAGGTATAATTCTACTAAGATTTTTTGATATAAAAGCTTAATTTATATTATTTTTTGTGAATAATTAATTTATTTAAGTGTAGATTTCGACAAATCATGAATATATAATAATAATTAGTTGCGTCGTTTTTTTTATTTATAATGGTTTTTGAAAATAACTAAATATTAGAACTTTTAATATATTTGGAGGGATATTATGGCTATTGATGAGTATACTGGTAAGAAAATGATTGGATGGATATGGCAGATGCCAAACAGCAATGCATGTTTGGCTAAGCCACAATATATGATTGACAAATCAAATGAAATTAAGAGAATTGAAGATTATGATTTTCCAAATAGAGGAAGTATTATAATTCATCCTCAAGGAGGATATAGTTCGGATTATATAATAGAAAATTTTGGTAAAGTTGCGTTTATAACAATAAATGGACAACTTGAATGTAAAAATACAGAAACTAATTGGTACTCAGGTAGGTTTAATCCAGATTTGCAAAAACCAGATATTAAAGTAGAAAAATTCTATTCTGCAAAACTAGTTCAATGTGTAGAAACTAATGTTACATATGAAATAATTAAAAATGAAAAAAAGATTAATAAAGTACGGATTTATACGAAAGAGATTGTAATAAAAACGATTGATGATAAGTATTATGGACCGTTTATGTTTACAGAAAAAGATGATTATTTATCATTAAGTTCTTCTGAAAATAGAGGATATTTAATATATGAGTTAAATAAACAAATTTTTGATGAAAAATGTATATCTGTTATTAATGGTGAAAGCATTTTAGAATATAATTTTTTAGATAGCCAGAATATAGTTTCGGAAAATAACATTATTAAAGAATATGACTGGATTAGCAATGAAAAACTTGTTGAGGTTGTCAAAAAATATATTTCTACTATTGGAGAACCATATTCTTATACAAAAAACCAAATAAAAAATATTATAGCAACGATAAAAGATTGCTATAATACAATATCAGATATAACAATGACAACAGAGAGAGAAAAGCGAATAGAAGAAATACTTGAAAGTGTTAAATATAAGGACGAATTTTTACAAAAGATTGTATTTTATATTTTTGATAATGAGGATTTACTAAACAAAACTTGTAATATTATTTGTGAAGATTATTATGATAAAATAGAGGGTAAAATACCTGAAAATGAACGAGTAAAAAAAGAAATTAATGGTAAAAACACACAGTTAAGAGAATTAGAAAAACAGATTATAGAAATTAAAGAAGATAAAAGTAAACTATTAGAGGAAAATCGGTCAAATAATATAGAAGAAATGCAACGTACTGAGAATTCAATAAAAGAACTAAAAAACGAATTAGAAAAATATGAACAAAATAAGAAAAGTTTGCTTGAAGAAATAAAAGTTGGTAATGATGTAAAGAAATTACTAAATATGAAGAAGGAATTAGAAGATGAAATAAAATATCTAAAAAGGGATATTGAAAATAGTCGACAAAGCCAAAGCGAATGTAAAAATGCATTAAAAATAATTCAAGATTCTGCTGAACAGTCATTAAGTAATTTTAATAAAGATAGCAAAAAGATAATAAAAATGTTTGAAAATAAGGTATTAAAAGACCTAATTAAATCAGCATTTGATGAAAAGAATGAAGAAGATAATAAAAAATATATAGCAATAGACAACGTATCGCTGAAAGATAATAGCGAAAAAATAGAGCAAGTTAAAGACTTTTTAGAAAACTCTGGGCGAATTTTTTCATATAATGATGTAACAAATTTTTTAATTTGTATAGCACAAGGATTTATTACTACATTTGCAGGAAAGCCCGGCACTGGTAAAACATCTTTGTGTAGACTTATTGGTAAAGCTCTGGGTTTAAGCGGTGATTGTGCAAATAATAGGTTTGTAGAAGTTTCAGTTGAAAGAGGATGGACTTCGCAGAAAGACTATATAGGTTATTACAATCCATTGACAAAACAACTTGAAAAAAGTAATATTCAGATTTTTGATGCCTTTAAAATAATGAATGACGAAGCAAATGCGGATTTGAACAAGAGGGTTCCATTTATTATTTTACTTGATGAAGCAAATTTAAGTCCTATTGAGCATTATTGGGCTAATTTTTTGCGCCTTTGTGATTGGGATTTTGGTATAAATAAATCTATTAATTTAGGTGGAAATTATATTTGGAAAATTTCTGATGGATTAAGGTTTTTAGCCACTGTTAATTTCGATAATACGACTGAAGAATTATCTCCAAGATTTTTAGACAGAAGCTGGATTATTATGCTTAATCCTGTAACAATAGATGAAGAAAATATAAGCCAGGTGAATGTTGAAAATTCAAAGGAAATTATTTCATTGGATTCATTAAAATATGAATTTTGTATAAATGAAAATGATAAATTGGAAGATAATATGTCAAACAAGTGGGATAAAATCAAGGATATTTATAGAGCAAATAATATGCCAATATCACCACGAAATCAGAGGATGATAAGAGAATATTGTATAGTTGCGAATAAGTATATGAAAAATGAATCAAGCGGTGATAAATTTGCACCTTTAGATTATGCGATATCTCAAAAATTACTTCCATTAATTAATGGAACAGGTGAAAATTATAAAAAACTAATTGAAAAATTATTAACCGAAAGCAAAGAGATGCCTAAATGCAGAATGTGTCTTGAGGATATTTCAGAGCGAGCAAAAAACAACTTTGGATTTTATCAGTTTTTTGGGCAATAA